TTTCACAGTTTTGCGTCCAGATTGATTGCGCTGTGCGGAAGCAACGGTTTGGACGGGTTTCCTTTGCTCCGTAGGTTTATTTTCCTCAACAGAAAACTTACCCGGGAAATACTCTTTCAAGCGTCTATTAAGTTCATTATAGTACATTTCTGAGTCTCCCACAATACCCTCACTCTTGATTTTTTTATCTAGTGCGAATGCAGCATCCGTCATGACTTCATCGTCACCAAACCAAGGGTTTTCTTCAGCCCAAGCCTGTGCTTTTACCGAAGGTTGTAAAGGTTGTGTGTTCTGCGGTTGATTTCCTACTGGTTGAGAAATTTGTTGTGCTTTATAAGATTCTTCCTTTTCTTGTCTAAGAATCTTAGCGTTATTGACTTTTTCTCTATCAATAGCGACACGAATTAGTTTTTGATTTGCTTTTGCAATTGCAGATCCATCTTGTTCTTGAATAGCTCTATCTAGTTCTTGTTGAGCAGACAGTTCATCTGAGGTTACTCTTGCTTCGTATTCTTTTAAATAGTCAGCTTCCACTTTTGGAAATTTAGATCTAATTTCATCTAGTTCTCTTTTTGCTGCTCTTGCAAAATCTAAAGCTGCATCACGATCTCGTTCTGCAAACTTTCTTTTTTTTGTAAGTTCTGTAATTCTTTCTTGAACTCCTTTAGAATATTTATCTAAATCGTCTTTTGGTTTTTTTATTTCTTCTGTAGTTTCCTCTGCTAGTTCAACTTGAATTTTATCGTCTTTGTGTTGATTAACAGCTGTACCTTCAGGTTCTACTTCACCAGAATATATTTTAGGTTCTGTAGATTCTTCTTGTTTTTGTTCTATCGTTACTTCTTGGTCTTGTAGACCATCTGTATCTAATTCAACTTCTTGTTGATTTAGCGCTCCTGTTTCTAACATATCTTAGCTCCTTAATACGTATGCAGTATATCCTCTGGATTACTGATTGTTGCGATGATTTCATCATCGTTTAAAATACGCACTTCGCCACCATCAATTTTAAAACGGCTTCCTGCATATCTGCCAAAGATGATCCAATCGTTAACTTTACACCATGGACCTTCCGGGTAACGGTCTTTGTCTTTGTAGCAAAGATCACCCATCTTCAAGACTAAACCACAAACGGTTGTCATCTGAATTCTTTCTTGTGTAACATCTGAATAAATAATTCCTCCTTTAGTTTTTTTAGGTCCCGTATAAGGCAGCACTAAAATTCTCCATCCGGTTGGAGACGGTAATTTATCTAGTCCAGATTGATCTAATGAATTTTTATCGAGATAAAGTTTTTCAATCTCTTCTTTTGATTTGTAAGCGTTAAGTAGTCCTTCTTTTCTTGCGGGTACTTCTTCGTTTCTATTCTCCTGCGCCTCTGGCGTTGTCGTCATTGTCTAGCTCCTGTTTCTTCAGCAAGTCCTTAAGATCTTGTTGCAGATCATTTAATGATCTGATTTGTCCAATTATATACTTATAGGTATCCCAATTGTCAACACCGAATGTGACTTTATCGGTTAGTATTTCTTTTCGTTTATCTAAACGTTTGTTTATTGCTTTTAAAGTATCGTAATCCACTACTTACGCTTTATCAGATCTGTTGCCTTAAGTCCATAAACAGATGCAATTACTCCTACAAAAATAGTCTGGTACCAGAAAGGAAGATCGGAGAAATATTGGAAGAAAAGCTGCATTTTGTTCATAATCTGAGGATCGTCGCTGAAAACAGCCCAAGCTAATAAAACAATAGGTGCTGATAGAAGGATTAATATGAATTCGTCCTTCCAATCCGATTGCCTTGCTTCTAATAATTTACCCTGATACTCAGACTCACCGCTAGCCATTTTTTGTGCATGCAGCATTTGAGCATCGGACATTAACATTTTAGTTTTTTGGCGGTTCTGATAGATATGTGAACCAGCTTTAAATGCCATACCTATCAGATTTAACCAAGCCATAATTAATTATTTGTCGAATGATTGTTTAACATCTTCAGACCAGTCTTTCCAAAACTTGTTTACATTGCTGTAAAAACCAGTCCAGAATTCTTTTACTTCTGAGTATGTTGGGAATGCGAATTTAAACATTTTATATCCTTTGTTATATGTTGCAGTGCAATATATAATATATCATAATCTTTTGTCAAGTTTTCACTAACAAAGTTTAGTAGGTTTATTTCTTCCTAATTTTGTTTTAACTGTAACCGATCCTCCAAATTTCATACCTTTAGAAATAGGTTCTTTTTTAGGAGGAGTTGGAGATTCAGTTTCTGGAGCAGGTTTAGTAGGTTTTGTATTAATTCCTAATTCATCTTCTAATTCTTTTATTCTTTTATTTTTTTTCTTCATCATGCCTCCTGTGTAAGCTCTACTAACACCAGATTCAAAAAAATCAGGGTTGTTTTCAAATCGTATATCAAATTCATCTTTAGGAATCATCGGAAAGCGTTTCTTTTTGCTTTCATATTCCTGTTTGGTAGTGTCTTTAAATTTTTCGTAAGGTTTTTTCTTCATCATTCCTCCAGATTTCATTTTACTAAAACCTTCTAAGTTACGTTCTTTAAAAGTATTTCCACCAGGTAATGTTCCTTGACCTTTTATAGCTCTAAAAATACTCACCATATCTCTAAAATTTCCTCCTTGTAAACGATTCATGAAACTTTGTTGCATATTTTTATTAATTTCACCCATAGCTTTCTTGGAAGCACCTAATACATCTAAATTTCCTTTAGCGGGAACGTTAATACCTTGAGGTGTAGGTCCTTTTACGGGTGGAGGACCCGATGTTGTAGCTGCAACTCCTCCTTCCGCCTTTTTTTCAACGCCTTTTATCTTCCCTTTGTTCATTGTAGCATAAAAAATAGACTTTCCCTTCTTGGAACCATACTGTTCCTTCATGGATTTCATAATTTTTTTACCTTTTTTATTAAGAGGCATTGTTTTTACCTTGTTTTATTTTTTCTTCTTGTAGTCTTAGTCTCTTTCTACCAAGTTCTTCGTCTAAATTCAACTTGTCCTCGTCTAAAAACTGTTTTGCAGTGAATTTTTGACGTTCAAATTCTCTTTTTTCATCATCTTCTTGAATTTTTCTTTGAATGTCTAGTGCTCTTAGGTCAATTTCTTGTTGTTTTAGTTGAACAAGAGGATCTTGACCCGTTGCAGCTTGGAATTGTCGCTCCATATTAATTAAATTTTCTGTTTCAACTGCAATTTCTTCTGCAACTTTAGATTCAAACAACATTGCAAACTCTTCTGGTCGCTCTAGTTGCAACTGTTTCATCTCTTCAGTCTCTAACAGCTGTGCCAACACTTTGTTTTTAACTTTTAAACCAACGTGTTGGGATACGTGAGCCTGCATAAGTGCATAGACTTGAGGATTAATCTGAACCATACGTGAAGTCATGAAGGCCATGTGAGCTTTAATGTGTGCATCGTGGTTCTGTTCTGGAAATGCTTTAGGAATAACCATCTGCAATGCGCCAGAATTCTCCTGTGCAGGATCAATCGGTTTAGGGGGTTCGGGTGGAGGTTGGAGGATGGCTCCAATGTTTTTTACTCCAAGGGATTCGTACATACGTTTGTAGGCTTCATGTAAATTATGAATTTGTGGATTACTTTGTGCCAATTGTAATTCTGTTTGCGCCATTTGAATTCGTTGCGACATAGAAAAAATATTAGGATCGGCAACAGGAATCACATCAATTCGATCATCAAAGTCCGATTGTTTAATCATTCTTGATGCCCCATACACATCATACGGATATTCAGCAGGTAGATAGGTTGCAAATACTTTAGCTAATAATTTAAATTCTTGTTTTTGTGCATAGTAACAACGCTTGTGAATAGCGGACATCACACGAGATCCACGTTCTAATAATGCAATCGTAGTTCCTACCGCAGCGCTTTGATTCGCATCTCCGACTTGCATATCCGCAATCATCGCAAAACGTTTACCCGCATCTACACAGTATCCTAATAATTGATACAAGGTAGGAGAAGGTTCATTGAAAGGTAATAATTGAAACTGGTCTTTAACATTTCCTCCAGGTGCATCTACATCTCTAAACTCACCCGGTTGTAATGGCTCTGCATCATCTCTGATTTTTAATCCTCTAGATTTAAAACCTGCAGGTAAATTCTTTAACGTGGCTGCATCTAACAGTTGACGGAGGGCGGAAGTCGCAGCACGGGATAGTCCACCAATAATGTGAATTAAACCAAATCCATAAAACCCTAGACCTGGTAAAAATTTATAGTGAACAAAATATTGTTTTCTTTTTTTCAATTCATCTTCAGGTTCATAGTTCCTGTAGATAGAAAGAATTTGCATGGAGTCTTCATCAATGGTCACGACGTACGGGATCTTGACTCCGTTGTCATCTTCAAACCCAGATAAATCTAAATTTACATGCATTTCAATTAGATTATATAAATCATAATTCTGTGCTGTATTTTTAACACCTTCTAAATCATTGTATTTATCTTGTGCTCGATCCTCTTTCATTTGAGGTTTTGGCAAATCAATATCACGATAGAAACCTGATACTTGTAGTTTTCGTAAATCGTTTGCATTAATTTTTACAATCTGTGTAATTCGTTCTGCATCGTATAAATCAGAAGCATTGTAAGGAACGACTAAATCTTCTGCTGGAATAAATTTAGAAACCGCTCGTTGTAACAAAGAATCATAATATACTTTTTTAAACGTAGATCCTGCTAAGGGTAAATAAAATAACATTTGATCAAAGTCAGGTGTGTATTCTTCCATCACATCGGAGATTTGATAATTCATAAAATCTTTTACACGAAGTGCTTGTTGCTCTTTCATTTCATCAATGGCTCCGACAATCTCCGCTCGCACAGGACCATCTGCAGGAAGTAATTCTTTAAACGCTTGTGCTTGAAACTGTGTTGCAGATTCTGCCAGTAATGGATGAGTGACTCCAGAAGCTCCTATGAAAGGACGTGTTTGGGTTTCGTATTTAAATCCTAATAGATCTAAACCTTTTACATAATTGTCCACCCAATCTTTTCTGGACATCTTATCATTTTTATAATCTTCTAATAATTGAATCGATAAACTTTTCAGCTGCATGTCATCTAGCGTTTCCGCTAAGTTGTCATAGAAACCGATACTGGTCTCCTCCTCCCGTTCTCCAGCTAATAGATTATCTTCTTCGTCAACGACCGTATCCACCGCTTCTGCGTTTAATGGATCTACAGAATTATCTGCTTCGTTGACTATTTCTAAATCGTCTTCAAATTCACTTGACATTAATATACCTTAAAGTTTTTCTTTCTTGCTTTACCTTGACCACGGCAAACCAATCCACCTTGTTTAAATGTTCTTTTGTATGTAAAATTAATTTGTTTATCTTTTCCTTGTCTCGATATCCCTACATCCATATTTCCTTTTTGAATGTTCGCTTTAAAATCTTTTTCTCCTTTAGCAGCTCCTTGCAGGAACGTATCGTCTCCGATTTTTTTTACTCCATACAAAAAAACTTTTTTATCCGTAGGATCTAACTGCGCACCAAAGTCCATGTAACCACTAGGAATATCTTTGATATCTCCTTTAGGAGGTTTGGGTGCAGATTGTTTACTTGCTTCTTCAATTTTTTTTGCCGTCTTTTTCACCTTCTCGGTTATCTTGCCTCCAGCTTTATAACCCTTCACGCCGTATTTTTCTTTTGCGCCCTCTACGCCTCCTGCAGCCGTTTGGGCTTGTCCTAATTTATCTTGTATGTATTTATCGGGATTCACTTCCATTAAAGTGTCCGCTACTGTTTCTGAAATACTTTTAACCATAATATGTATGTTCCATTGTTAAACGTTCTCTTGCTTCTATGATTTCATCTAAATCTGCAGAAACAAAACTTCCTTGCCTATATCTTAACATAGCTTGGGTCATGCTGTCGACATAGTCATCGTGTTCTCCATTAGGAAAAGCAGCTACTTCCTCAATTACGTCTAAGGCAAATTGTTCTCCTTCTGGATAATACACCATACCAGATGCAAATAAAGGTGCAACTGAATTCAGCCTTGTAAACTTATCTTTTCCACGAGTAGGAGTAAAATCCATCACAGGAATACCCATTCGTCTAAATTCTTGTAATAAAGGCTGACCTGTGGCTTTCGCTTCAATCACTACGGCTTCCGGTTGCCAGTATTTATATTGCTCTAATGCAATATTTTTCAAATCAGGAAAATCATATCGACCGCGCATCGCGTCGACTAAAATAATAGCTGGGTCTCCGCCCTCCGTAGGATAAAATACGCCCCACGTAGTAATGGCAGAATAATCGGCTGTTTCTTTTTTGGAATACGCTGTATCGTACGACTGAATGAGAAAGGTTAAATTAGGAATATCTCCTTTCCATGGCTTCCACCATTCTCGTTTGACCAGGGCTCCTTCTTCCGACGTAGGGTTCTGCATATACTGTGCATTCCAGCGCTGCGGAGGGAGGGAGGCTTTGACCGATTCTAATTCTTCTTTCTTCCAATACTCAGGCCACACAGGTTCACCACTTGGCATCAAAGCAGGAAACTGAATTACTTCCCACTGATCGGCGTTATCATTTTTTTGGTGATCAATGAGTTTCCCTGTGAGATCGTTAGTTGCCCAACGGGTCATGACGACCACAATCGCTCCTCCAGGTTGGAGACGCTGACGGGGTCCAGACACATACCAGTCGTAGGTCTTTTCCATTGCTGTGCCAGACATAATATTTTGTTCGGTGTGCGGATCGTCAATAATTAAAATATCCGCACCTCGTCCTGTGATGGCTCCGCCAACACCTGCTGCGAAATACTCACCACCGTAATTCGTCTCCCAGCGACCCGATGCTTTGGAGTCTTGTGCTAAAGAAACATTTTTAAAAACTTTAGAATAATCTTCAGAGGAAACAAGGTTCCTTACCTTACGACCAAATCGTTGAGACAATTCTGCGTTGTGGGATACTTGCATAATTTTTGCATCAGGTTTGAGTCCCATAATCCAAGCAGGAAAATACACGGACGCAAATTCAGATTTCGTATGCCTTGGTGGCATGTTAACAATTAATCTTTTTAATTTTCCCTGGGCTACCCTAGTCAAACGGTCTGCTATAATCTGGTGGTGACCCCAATCAGAAGGTTCCTTAGCTTCACGACAAATAAATTCTGGCCACACCTGTTTTACAAAAGGTAGGAAATTTTCTCTTGCGTCTAGTATCTTTTTTGCTTCCAACAAACGAGCCAGCTCTTCTAGCTTCTCCCTTGGAACTGAATTGTAGTCCATCATAAGTTTTTATATAAGATGTTTTTGTATAACTCAACCTATAAGCTGCTCTATTAAGTACCTAACTTTAAAAAAAAGGGGGTGGGGGGTCTTATATTTGCGTTTTGAGTTTGGCGGTGGGTTAGGTTCACAGCTGACCAGTGAACCACTTAAGATAAGACTCCGACCCTACGAATAGGATCGGAGTTAATGTTGAGTGACTACTCGATATCGATAACGATTTGTTTTAATT